CCAGTAATAACAGAAATAAAAATAGTTAAAATAGGCAATAAAAACATTTATCAATTATGCTAAAAATAAAAGAAATATTAGGAAGTAACAGGCTTTGGCATTTGTCTCTTATGATAATACCAGCCTTGTTATGCTGTTGTTGGTGCAACAGTTGGTTAAGTGGTATTCTAATAAGCCTTGCAGTCGCAGGTAGTTTAGAATTTAAAGACGTATTATGGTCTTCAAAGTGTAGTTTTAGTTTGCTAAATATTTCAATGCTTAATTGGAAGAACTTTGACTTGTTAGATTTCTCTTTCACTGTTATAGGTGGAGGGCTTGGAGTATTAGTTTATTTATATATGATATGATAAATGAAAACGAGCGAAAAAGGAATAAACCTAATAAAGAAATTTGAGGGTTGCAGATTAATTGCTTACAAATGCCCTGCTGGTATTTTGACTATTGGCTATGGACACACGAGAAATGTACATAAAGGAGAAGTAATTACACAACAACAAGCTGATGAACTTTTAAAACAAGATTTATTAGTGTATGAAGCGGGCATTAATGTAATGAGACTTAATATTAATCAAAATCAATTTGATAGTCTTGTTTCATTTGCCTTTAATCTTGGTTTAGGTGCTTTGCAAAAAAGCACACTATTAAAAAGAATAAAAGTAAATCCAAATGACCCAAAAATCAAAGATGAATTTTTGAGGTGGTCGTATGCAGGAGGAAAGCAATTAAAAGGATTATTGTTAAGAAGACAAGCAGAATGTGATTTATATTTCAACAATAATTAAAAATTTTATAAAAATATAAGATGAAAGAAAAAGCAGTAAAATACATAGCAAGTAGCCCATTCGTTATTTGGGCTTTTTTCAAACCAAGTATAAGTTATATACTTGTAGCTTTATTATTTATTATTATAGATAATATAACCGCTTGGCAATTAAACAAAAGGCTTAAAAAGAAATATCCTAATAAAGTAAAAAATTCTAAATATTCAAGTCTTAAAGCAAGCAAAACGTTGAAGACAATAGGAAATATGCTTAGTTGGATACTTGTTAGTTGGATTATAGAGCAATGTATTATAAAAGACTTAACGAATTTTCGCTTAACGGCAAGTGTTGCAATGTTATTTTGCTTTGTACAATTTCTTTCAATTCTTGAAAATATTACAACAGAAAATGATAACAAAATAATGAAGAGATTTTACGGAATAATTCAAAAATTTGTTGTGGATAAAAGTGAGAGATATTTTGATATGGATTTAAATAATGATAAAAAAATAGGAGACTCAAACGATGATAAAGAAAATTAAAATATACGCAAGACTTATCTTTGCAATATTATTCATTGCCTTGATAATAGCACTTGTAATAAGCATTAAAAGTTGCAAGAGTGCAAGAGAAGACAATAACAGACTTAAAGATAATCAAAAAGAGCTTTTGCAAGGAATAAATATATACAGAGATAAAACAGGTGCGAGTGTGGCAGAGATTAACTCCTTAACATTAGAGAAGAGCGAATTTGAAACTCTTTGTATAAGACAAGCCAACGAGATAAAAAAACTTAATATAGATATTAAGAGGTTAAAGTCATATAGCCAAACAGAGATAAACACAGACGTACCAATAACAACAATACTACACGATAGTGTCTTTATTATCAATAACAAAGTGGATACATTACGTTGTATTAATTACAAAGATAGTTATTTCAGTATTAACGGTTGTTTAAACAACGATACACTTATAGGACAAGTGAAGAATATTGATACATTACTGCAAACAGTCAGTATTATACCAAAGCATAAATTCCTTTGGTGGAATTGGGGAGTAAAAGGACTGAAGCAGACAATCAAAAGCAAGAACCCTTATACTACAATAATAAGTAGTGAGTATATAAGAATAGAATAAAATATTTATATCATTAACATATTGTAATTGAATTAATTATGATATGTTTTTATTGTTCTTTTGTTGTTCCTTTATTGGTAACCACTTTTTAATTTTATTTGAAAATTAATTAGAAATACATTAAATTTTTTCTTTTGAAAATCAATTAGTTATAAAAATATTGCATTTTTTTTTGAAAATAATTGCAAAAATATTTGGCGATACAACAAATTTGTTGTATCTTTGCAATGTAATTAAAAGAAAAACAAAAAAACAGAGGGTTCACTCTTAAAACGAATAAAAGAAATGTTACAAAAAAAAGATTACACAGCAGAGTATAGTACAGAAAACGTAAAGAACATTAAGTATTCATTTAGAGCTGAAAATTTATCAATGGCTTTGGAATATGCAAAAAGAAAATTCACAGACTTTCCAAATATAGCAATAAGAGATGATGAACAAGACAAAATAGTTTTTCAAAACGGAAAGGAGATAGAATAAATGAAGACATTATGTTATAGTGTAAGGCTTCAATGCCTTACACAAATATCAGAGAAAGCCTATAAAGCAACTTGCTTTGACGGCACAACAGATATTATTCCTGCAAGTCAAGTATTTGGGCAGGATTATGACGTAATGAAATCCGATGCTTATTGGATTTCTGCTTGGATATTAAGTAAGAAAAGTCTTCAATATTCAAACAAAAAACAAGCGTGGTTTGATGAACAAAAAAGGCAACTGCCTAATTATGATATAGAGTATCACAAGGCAGAGAAGAAAGAGAAAAAGGAGAATAACGAAATAAAAGAATTAAAAAAATAGAATAAATGACTAATTCGTTATTGACGTCACAACAAGAAGAAGCACGCAGACACTTATTGGAATGGAAAGTAGGTGCTTTGTTTATGGAAGCTGGTACTGGAAAGACAAGAGTCGCAGTTGAACTTGTCAATCTTGTGCCAGCGTGCGATGTTGTTGTTTATATATGTCCATTAAGAACGATAGACAACGTAAAAGAAGAGATAAAGAAATGGGGAGGTTTTGCTTGTCAAAACGTTGTCTTCTATGGAATAGAAAGTATATCAATGAGCGATAGAATTTATCTTGAATTACTTTCTTTAATACAAAAATATAGTCGGCCATTTGTTGTCGTTGATGAAAGTCTCAAAATAAAGAATGCAGAAGCAAAGAGGACAAAAAGACTTCTTAATATAGGTCAAATGGTTGAATATAAATTGATTCTTAATGGTACACCATTAAGTAAGAATTTACTTGACGTATGGAGTCAAATGGAGTTTCTTTCTCCTAAAATACTTAATATGCCTTTGGTAGAGTTTAAAGACACTTTTTGCGACTATACCAAGGTAAGAAAGTGGTTCGGTGGAAAGAAATCATATACAAAGGAATTTATTACAGGATATGAGAATATAGATTACTTATATTCATTGATAAGGCATTATGTATATGAATGCGATTTGCATCTCAACATAACACAGAACTACCACAATTTAAGATATTCTATTGATGACAAAAGCAAGGGAGAATACGAGTACTTAAAAGTAAAATACCTTGATGATGAAATGTTACAATGGAAGAATAACAATATCTTCTTGGAAATGACTCAAAAAATGCAACACACATACTGTTGTACAGAAGAGAAATTTGAGATTTTGGACGATTTGTTCAAAAGCGTAGCACAAGAGCAGACTATCATATTTTGTAAATACGTTAAGAGTAGAGAAGAATGTGAGAAGAGATATAAGAAAGCAAAAGTGCTATCTTACCAAAAGGAGAGTTTAGGACTTAACTTGCAACAATATTGTAACACAGTTTATTTTGATAAGATTTGGGATTTGGCTTTAAGAACACAATCAAGCCGAAGAACTTATCGTACAGGACAAGAATATAACTGTCAATATTATGATTTGACAGGTAACGTAGGACTTGAAAGTCTTATTGATAATAACATAAATAAGAAAATAACGATGACAGAATATTTCAAAGGAAAAACAAAAGAACAAATAAAAAAAGAATTATGATAAATAAACCTAAAATAGGAGAAAAGTGCAACGGTTGTGGAATTTGTTGTAGGAATCAAGTATGTATGAATGGAGCTTATGTATTAAAGCTCGTTGATACATTAGGAGAAACAGTAAAACGTCCTTGTCCTGCAATAGTTGAGAATAAAGACGGCTCAATATCTTGTGGGATAATACTCAAACCAAATAAATATATAAAAAATAGTAAATATCCTGCAAAAGTATTAAGTAGTAACTTCGCCTTTCTTGTAGGAGCAGGAAGCGGTTGTGATGAGATACTTACTAACGACACAGAAGAAGAAGAAGAAGAACATAAACTTGAAGAGATTATTAACAAGATGAAGTCTTCAAAAGAATGGCAAGAAAAAGCTCAAAGAGCATTAAAAATAATACATAACTTTTAAAATGTACAAAATTCAATTCATAAAAGATACTTCAAAAGCAATTATTCCAAAGGAATTCAAAGAAAACACTTTGGTTATATTTAGGGAGGGATATAAATTGCCAAATATTCCAAAGGCTGAATATATAGAATTTGAGAAGTACAAAATAACATATACAAATTACCACCCCAATAATATTATTATGGTTGGCACAAATAGAATATTTGTACCTCAAAGACGATGTGATTTAGTCTTTGAATATCTGCAAACAATGACAAGCCATATAAACAAGATGAGTATAGACACAGAACCTTTTATTGGAGAGCCTTGGCGTTTATGGTTTCATTGGTCTTTAGCTTATGGCACTTGGCTCGGTTTTAATTATTCGTATGTTGTTGAAACCGATTGGCAACATTGGTTTTATAGAGATAATGAAACATCTATTATTGAAGCAGATAACATAAAGGATAAAATAGGGGAAGTAAATAGCGATTTAAAAAGAGTAAATACTTCATTTGAGTTCTATGACCCTGACTTGTTTTTGTCAGAGTTTTACAATGAAGTGAAAGATGCTGCATTTGCTAAATATTCAACTCCTAAATTAATAATACAGATGATGAATAAAGAACTTAATAAACATTTGTCTATCAACTTTGATTTTAACAGTTATTTAGATAATAAATCCTACAAACTTCCTAATTTTGGCATATATAGATTTATAGCAGAGGAATGCAGAAGAAGAATGAGTATTTATAATATTTTTACAAAATGATAACAAGAAAATATAACCCAAATAAAAACGTCTTACAAGCCTCACGAGAAAGAATATCATATATCTTTGATGAGTTTAAAGACATATTTGTTTCAATATCTGGTGGAAAAGACAGTACCGTTTTATTATCGCTTGCTTTACAAGAGGCCGAAAGAAGAAATAGGAAAGTACATGTATTCTTCCTCGACCAAGAAGCCGAATACCAAGCAAGTATTGACCTTATCAGAAAGATAATGAAAAATAAATATGTTATACCTGAATGGTATCAAGTTCCTATTTATATGACAAATGCAACAAGTTATAGTGAATATTTCCTCTATGCTTGGGGAGAGGGAGAAAAATGGATTAGAGAGAAAGAACCTAACAGCTACCACGAGATAAAAGAAGAATATCCAAAAAGATTTTATGAGTTTTTTGATTACATAGAATCAAAGAATAAAGAGGCTGCTTATCTTGTTGGATTAAGAGCAGAAGAAAGCATAACAAGATTTCGTGCTGTTACAAAAAATGCAGGTTATAATGGATTAAGATGGAGTACTATCACAACCAAAGGAGTTAATAAGTTCTATCCAATTTATGATTGGACATGGAACAGTGTTTGGCGATTTATTTATGATTATAATATAGAATATAATAAGATGTATGACTTAATGTTTTGGGATAATTATAGCATTTATAAAATGAGAGTATCTAATTTAATACATGAGAAATCATTTAATAAGTGTTTGCAAAGTCTTCCTAAATTTGAGCCTGATACTTATGACGCTTTATGTAAAAGAATAGGAGGAATAGCAACAGCTTCTCGCTACGTAAGTGAAAAACTTATGTTTAATAATAAGAAATTGCCAACACATTATAAATGCTGGAAAGATTTTAGAGATTTTTTATTAGAGAATAATCCTAATGAAGAACATAAAAAGAAATTTATTGCAAGATTTGAAAAACAAGACAAGAACGAACGAATATATCAAGCACAAGTAGGACAACTGCTTATTAATGATTATGAAAATAGTCGTTCATTTGACACTAAAAAAGAAGAAAAAACAAAAAAAATAATAGAAAAATGGAAGAATTTACTTTAAAAGATTACAAAATAAGAATGCCTGAAATAGTGGATATAGATAAACTATATGCTAATGATTATAATCCTAATCGTATGCCAGCAGAGGAAATGAGACTTTTAGGCGAATGTATTATGAAATTTGGATTTTTATTTCCAATAATAGTAAATTGGGATAAAGAAAAACAAAAGTATCGTATTATTGATGGTTATCATAGATATTTTAAGCTAAAACAATTAGGTATAAAACAGGTGTCTATTGTCAATATGGATATACCATATTATGATTGTGTACAATTAACTGTTCTTATGAATAGAATAAAAGGAATGCACCAAGTAGAGAAGATGAGCGACCTTGTAGTTAAATTAGAAGATTTAGGTTTAGAAGACTCTGAAATATCATCTAATCTTGGAATGGAAGCAGAAGAGTTATTAAGATTAAAACAACAACTTGGAATAGCCCATGCGTTTAAAGATGTTGAATATGCTAATAGTTGGAGTATAGAAGAGAAAAAAAAGGATTGAGATGAAATA